GCATTTTCTCCGCACCGCTCAAGTCCGCACCGCTCAAGTCCGCATCGAACAAGTCCGCACCGCTCAAGTCCGCATTCATACCTTCCCAGCCTTCGCAATCTTCGTTCAACCAGTGCTGGTGCTGCTCGACAATCTTGTTCAGTTCTTTCTGTGTCATGATAATCTCCTATTTGAATTTCTCCGCCATCGAGCGGCACTTGTCTTCTGCTGTGGAGTATCTTCTGCTTTTGGGTTTATCTGTGTATCCGTACCAAAAGTAAAGTGCCTTCCACTTGAAGACGTTAGCATTCAGCAACCACAACGCCCTCTTGAGCCTGCGCTCCCGCATACCCGCATCCACGCTCTCTACGTATGCCGTGGCCTTCACGTCCTCGAGTGTTGCCTTGAGTTCCGCAACCTCCTTGTCCTTCTCGGCGATGATTGTGTCTACGTCGTCTTTGTCGTAGTAGCATCCAAATTGCGTAGGATATTTTACTTCCTTCAGTTCGCTCATTTGTTAATCTCCTTTAAAATTCGCCACAATGTAGACCTACTTATTCCGAGAGTTTTACAAGCAAGAGTCTTGTTTCCTCCGCAAGCATTGAGGCCATCTATAATTGCCTTATTCTTTAATTCTTTGAAATTTCCCCTTCGTTCAAATTTCGGGTTTATTCTAACTCTTGAACCAGTCAAAATCTCTTCAAGTCTTATCAGCCTGTTTTGAATATCAAGTAGCAGTTTTTCCTGTTCGCTCATTCTACCCCTATGCTGATGTGTTCAACTACCTTGTCCGTAAGCATCGCTATGTCGCCATTTCTCTCCGTCTGCCTCGGCAACAGCAACTTCTCGCCATTCCTTATAGCCTCTCCATATATCCCAAGTATCGCCTTCACGCTCGGAAGCATCCGCAGTTCCTTGTCCTCCTTGTGCGGGAGGAATCCGAACTTCACGTTCTGTACGCTACTATACGATATACCACGCTTCGTGCAACAGAACTTCAGTTCGCTGATTGTAGGTGGAGCGGGAAACATCCCCCGTTCCTCACGCAGTTCCTCCGCATCCTCAAACAGCCGCTTCATCAGTTTGGTCTTGCATGGCAACTTCGCTATCTGCTCTATCTCGTAGGCCATCTGCTCCTTGTCCGGCAGACTTACACGATGGTCAAGGAAAGACTTCTTCAGCAATGCGTAGATGACCTCCCTGCGGATACGCCTTGCAAGTTCGTTGACTTGTTCTTGTGTCATAGCCCGTAGAATTCCTTCTGCTCGTCCGTGAGCATAGACGATGCGCTCTCCGCATCACGCTTCCTCTCGCTTGCCTTGAAGCCCGTAGCCCTGCGCTCCTCGTTAAGCACCTTGTTCGCAACCCAAGAACGGATAGCACCCGCATCGCTCAAGTAACGCTTCCCAGTAGATTCCTTGTAGTAGTGCAACGCTTCAGCCATCCGCTTCAAGTCGTTGCCGTAGGAGTCACGGAGCGATTCCTCCTCCTTGTCGGTCACGTTGACTAGCGTGAACCCGAACAATGGATGCTTGACGGGCGCAACCTTCACGACCGCATTAGACTTCTTCCTTGCGGCCTTCTTCGGCTTCTCCTTCGCCTTTAGCCTATTGGCTCTGTATATGTCGGATTTCTCTTGGCATCTGCCGAGCATCTTCTCGGCTAGAGCCTTCGCACGTTCATCGGTTATGCACTCGGTGTTGTTGCCGATAAGGGCGCACACCCATTGCCTCACGATAGCACCCGCCTCCTCGTCCGTTCGACCATTGATGACATTGAGGAGGTCGGCGGGGTAGAAATCAAAGTGAAAAAACATTGTCCAGCCTTGTTTTTTGAAAAGGGAAGGGCGGCGCCGAAATGCTGGACTATCTCAACGCCGCCCGCCCCCCGTAAACTACAAAAGGAAGAATAAACAAGATGTAATGTCCAGCACCTAAAATATAGCCTTTTTGGAAGGCAAAGCAAGTAAATAAAAAGTTACAAAAGAAAAGAACCAAAAGAAAAAGCAAAGCAATATAGACAAATAGTCATATAGACAATAAGTCAAGATTGCTTCGCTATTGTTAAGCTATTGCTTTGCTATTGCTTTAAAAAATTTAATTTTTATAAACAATTGCTGGCGGGTTATTACTTGTTACGGCGACACAATCCGCCAACAATTCATTTGTAGCTGTAGTTTTCAATACAATGTCGCTTGTTGATATATCTATAACACCTGGCTGTCCGCCGTTATTCATATTTACACGCCCATTTCCGCTATGCGATCTTGTAGTTTTGCCAATAAATACAAAATAACCCGTAGTTGGTTGTTGAACCGTAAAAGATATTCCGTAATTAGCTTGGCTATCATTGCCAATAAATTGTATTTGTTCATAAGAACCAAAATAACGGCTATACCAAGACGCAATAAAATAATCCCCTTCGGAAAATTCTATTGATGTTGCAACGCCATTATTTCCAAACGCCATAGCATTTTTTGACGTATAAACGTTCATACCCCTATAAACGCTTTTAATATCTGAACTTCCCGTCAATACTTTTTCATCATATACAACAGGCAAAGAATCAAATATATAAATCCTATTTTCAACAAATGAACTTAATTTATATCCTAAAGCGACAAGGCCAGAATTTCCCTTAAAAGCAATATTTTCAAATGTAAGCGATATGGATCCAGACTTTCTTAATGGAATTTCAGTTATTGTTAGATTTTTTAGATATATACTAAAGTTATTATTGTATTGCGACCATACATTAGTTAATTTAAGTGTTGCACCAGACGAAATTGTAAATTCTCTATTATAAGAACCTTCAATGTTTAATTGCCCATTATTAGCTTCTAAATAATTACCATCAAATGTTAACGAAGCATCTCTCTGTAACGTTATTATACAATTTCCCGTAGTGCCTTCAATAAGGTTGTTAACGATAAAATTAGAACCATATAAATTTTTAAGATTAAACAGCCCACCTTGTTCTATAACGTTATCGTGTATATTTAAGCCGCCAATGCTTCCGCCGCCGCTTGGGCACTCAATATCCAAAAACAAGTTGCAATCAAACACATTGTTGTCAAAAATATCCATTGTATAAATTAAAGTTCCAAGCGTGCTTAAACTTGTGTTACGAATAGACTTAAAGAAAGTATTTAACCCGTGTATTTTGCAATTTTTTACAAAAGAAGGTCTGCTAGGCGCTCCAAAAGCGTCTACATCAATAAATGTTGCAGTTTTTCCGCTTCCAGCAATTTCTACACCATCAATAAAAATAAAAGAAAATCTTGCGTTGCTTGTGCCAGATGTTCCAGCGCCTGTAATTTTAAATGCAGTAAATGTTCCGTCAAGCGTTATACAAGAATTTTTATAAACAGACAAATTAGGCAAATTAGGTGTATTAAATAACTTTCTAAATTCGTTACTTTTTCCAATAAGGTTAATTCCACCATTGAAAGTAATCTGTTGGCTTAACTTAAAATTACCAATAATTTCAATTGGTATTAAAGCGTGATTGTTTGAATACTCTATTGCCTTTAAAAAATAAGAAGAACAATCTTCCGAATTGTCGGGCTTTGCACCCGTCCAGCGAAGGTCAATTTTTCCGTCCGTATCTATAGACAAAAGATTTGCAACAAGGTTGCCTTCTAAAAAAATCTTTAAAAAACCATCTTCAATATCGGAAACATTCTTTTCTGTTATTTTATATATTGCCCCTCCGCCAAGATCTGGGCTATAATAACCAAGTGTCCTTACATACATTCCATTTTTCAATTGCGTAGCGTTCGCCATATTCGAAACGCTATTAAATTGTAAAGAAATGCTATTTAAAGTTTCGTTTGTTAGTTTTCTTAATGTTAAAGAGTAATCTTCAACTGTTGTTGTTGCTTCTGGGTGTTCGTCTAGCCATTCTTGGACGGCTTGTCCAACGCCCTGTAAATCAAATGTTTCGGAAATCGGTTTTTGTTCAACTTCCGAAGCGTCCCAAGGCCCGCTTGCGTGATTTACAACGAATACATAATTTTTACCTTCGTAAGTTACATTTGTTCCAGAATAATAAGCGTAACCGCCTTCGTCATTAGGCTTGTTCTGGTCAAACAAAGGCGCAACGTTTCCATCTAGTGCGTTCTGTGCGGTAACCTTTAGCAAGCTATCATTCTTCATCTTGCGGGAGCCGTTGGTTTCCCCGTCAATGGCTATATAGTCATCGCTTGCAAAGTCGGTGGCGATATTGTCTAATTCGTTAATTCTCATTTTGCGCCTTCCTTATGCTACATATTCGTAGGTGGCCGTTACAATTGTTCCGTTGTTGTCAAATTCAAGATCATAGTCAACGCCATTGTTACGCAACTGCAAGTTGCCCGTATAATATGCCTTGTCTTTATTGTAAAACAAAACATCGGCGTCTGGCGATTGACTACCAAGCAATATATCTTCATTCAAGGTACATACCCCCCGCTAGTCAAAAAGTTCTGCAATTTGTCGCAAAGGCTAACTACCACATCGCCCGCAAAGTCGGTAAATTTCAAGAACCTAGAATCGGGTATTAAATCGTGGCCGTTCTTCAGCAAGTCCCTCCCGATGGAGTTCGGCTTGATGGTTATGACAAGTTCACGATTCGGAATGTCACCGACATCGGTTACATCAATAGCACCTTCTCCTTTTATGTTCGCATACGTGCTAATCGTGACATTGCTTGCCGACCAAAACAACCCGCCATCCTTGCCGTACACAAGCACATCGTATGCGTTCGCATCCTCTGCGATTACTACCGCCATACCCTTTGAATCAAGCACCACCTTGAACGGGTTGTCAGTCCCGTCAAAGTCCGCCTTCGTGATGTACGGGGTGGTAGTGTTGTGCAAGTAGACCTCAATCCATCCACCAACCAACGGCTTTCCGTTGATGTCTACGAATTGAAAGTTAGGTTGCAGTAGGTAGTTAAGCATATCGCCTCTAGTCCTAAATTAGTTTTTTCGCTTCCTTTCAATCAGCGTTTCCACCCTTGAAATGTCAACCTTCAGTTCCGTGAGCATCTTGTGGATTTCGTTGAATTGCTCCCTCGTCCCGTCATTGACCTTCTCAATTGCGCTGATTCTGTATTCAAGTAGTTCGTACTTCTGCGAGGTCTTCTCGTTGCTCCCGCTCATTGCATTCGTGCAGAGCATATAGACACATAGGGATGCGATTAGTCCACCCGCACCTCCGTACTTTGCGATATAGTCAAGGATAGTCTTCATCGCCTAGCCCTCAATGTACGATACGTTCAAGACAAAGTCAACGTAGTCCTCGTCCGATGTAGTATTGTGGTCAACCACAATGGCGTCAAGGTTGCTAGGTATTCCGAATGTACACCCAAGAATCTGCGTGTCCCCATCAATTCCCGCATCGTAGATGTTGAATACGGAGTTAGCATGGTGTGCGCTATAGAATGTACCGCCATCCGTGTAGTAATGGTTGGGTCCGGCATAGTGCGTATCCGTATACGCCCTTACGGAATAGCTAGTCTTCTCTCCGAAATTGAAAAGCAGGGAGTTCAACTTGAATCCATCACCGACAAGTTTGCACTCGTCATCGTTGCTTGCCAATTGGAGGACATAGTCTCCAGTATCCGTGTTCCCGTATGTGCGATACTTTACGTGGAAATGCTTGCTGACGGAACGGCACCCCTTCACGACACCGCTATTGTTCTCGTAGCGATACGTTCCGATGTCATCAACATCAAACCCTGCGACACCGCTAAAGTCAATGAATTCACGTTCGCCCGATTCTTGAATTACGTTGTTGCAGAAAGACGATGTTGTCAAACGGATTCCCGAACTTGAGGATGCAAGCACAAGGTTTGCCATATTCCTCAATACGTTATCGTCAAACACAATCTTGAAACTTGCCGTACATTCTGCAATAACGTTCTCGGTAATCAAGCAATTTGTAACGAACAATTCAGCGTTCGTTGCGGATACCTTTACTTCCCCGTTAATTGCGCAGTTGTCAATCTTCGCACTCTTGAAAATCGGTGTACCGCCTCCATCAACGTTTATCTCGCATCCTTCCGCATCAAGGAGACATTGCGACAACTTGTACGTTCCAGTATTCACAAACGTTACGATACTATTGCGTATGCGTATTCTTTCCATCGTAGCATTGTTTGCATCAATAACAATGTCATCAATCTGCGAGTCCCAAATGTTCAATATTGTACCGCTCGGTATCTTGATGCTATCCGAGAAATGTGCGTTGCGGATGAACTTGAACGGGAAAGTTGCTCGTGAACCAAAGTCAATCGTGCATTCACGATACTTCAAGTCAAGCAATTCAACCCCGTTCTTCTCGCAGTATGTCACGTACCAGTCGGTATTGCTCCACGTGTCAATGTCGCTATGGCATCCGCTGAATGTCATGGAAAGGATGTTCGCACCGCTGTCAAAGAATGTCCCCTTGATTTCGCAGTCCGTGAACGAATTGGCGTTCTTCATGTTCTCATCGCTGACAATCTTGCAGTTCGTGAGGTCAAAAGTCTCATCGTCCATAAGTGCGAGAACTTCAACATCCCTATCCTCAAGTGTGAACGATGTTGTCACGCCTACCGCACCGAGAGATGCATCATACACGAATTTCCTTCTGCAATCAATTGAAGGAGGCCAATTCGTGCTAGGGTTGCTCGTCTCAGTGTTTTCAAACCAAGATGTATGGATGATGTTGCCGCCGCAAGTGATGCTTCCGTTGTGCGAGTCCGAATGAAGGATAAAAGGGTATCTCCTTCCGACATTCTTCTCGGACAATTCGTTCAATGTAAGACTTGTCCCAGTCACAATCTTCGTCCCGTCATCAAACCAAATCGGGGAATAGATTGAGATGTTCGTGCCGATGTAATAGCAAGTCTCGTTCTGGTACATCATCGGGAGGAACAAGGTGAGACCGAACTTCTGTGCGTAGGTGTCAGCCTTCTGCAATGCGTAGGATTGCGTTACATCAACCAAGTCCTCGTCCACCTTCGGGAAGCATCCGGCATGGCGGACATCAAAGATTCCGCTCTCGTCAAACGTGTTGACGAGAAGCCACCTTCCCGTAGTGATTCCCGTGACGGCAACGACATCCACATCGTTCGCAGTCTCTGTCGAGACTTCGCTCCATCGGTAATACACGGCAGGGCAATCTCCAAGTGTTTGGTAGCCGCCGAGCGCAACGAGCCTCTTCCCTTCAACGGCAGGGACATCCGCAGGGCCGGTCACCTTCAGAGTATCCATCCTATCAATCAGCGTAACTGCGTTGCTCTTGATGTCAAGACCGAACACATCGTAGAGATTGTTGAACGAATATTGGAAAGCCCAGTTCTCATCGTCCGAGTCAATGGTCATATCTCCGTTGCCGATGTACTTGTACACGTAGATGGTGTAGTCCTTGTCGGCAAGGTAAATCTGTACGCTCGGTCTCCCGTTCACATCGGTGTAGACGATAGGAGTTACCTCAACGTACTCATTGTGTTCGGAGTCCCAAGAGAATACTGGTTCTTGCGTAGTAGTTCCCTTACGGCAGAACACAAGTTTGCCGTGTAGGAAATTCTTGTCGTTGTCAAAAAGTTGTTCGTAGTTGTCAAGGTTACGCATAGTTACTCCGCAAGGTTAATACCGAGTCTCTCGGCAATTATTCTCTCAATTTCCTCTTGTGTTGGGGCTTCCGATTCTCCACGGAGGTATGCACGGATTCCGCCTCGCTTCTTCGGCTTCTCTTCCTCTGTAGCAAAAGGATTGAACACATACCTAGAACGTTCCTTCCGTTCAAGTTCAGCCTTGCGTTCTTCTTCCCTCTTCTTCCTTCCTTCCGAAGTATCAACAATGGAAAGTGTTGGCAATTGTTCCTTTGCCACATCTGCAATCTTGAACTTTGCAAATTCCCTAGGTTCAACATTTACATCGCCAGTCAAAACCTTGCGAATTGAAGATTCCTTTGTCGGCCTCTTCCGTGTTGTCTTCTCAAATTCAGTAGTAAGCACATCACCCCAAGAAGATTGCTGAATCAGTTTCATCAGTTCTTCCTTCGGGTATACCTTTCCGCCTTCACCGATGACGAATACTGGGTTCTTCCTATCGTTGAATCGTTCAATCTGCTGTTCAACGAAAGGTGCGCCCTTCTTTCCGGCGACCTTCTTGAAATATGCCTCCGTAGCCTTGTCAAGAGATACGCCCTTGCTACCCACAATCTTTGCGATTTCAGTTGCGGCCTCGTCAAGTTCAACATCTCCGCTGAAGATTGGCGTTGTCTTCTCAAAAGAAGACCTCTGCTTCGGAGTCATCGCCATCTTCGCTTCTTCTCCGCCAACACCCTTCGCCACCTTCGCACGTTCCTTCAAGGCTTTCTCGGTCTCGACCTTGAATTCCTTCCAAGTCTTCCTTGCTTCTTCGGGCTTCGCCTTCTCCGCTTCGCCAGTCAGCATCTTGCGGATTGCAGAACGTTCCTTACCCGCTAACTTCCCGATGTTACGGAGTCCGTATCTTCCCATTGCAAAGTTCGCAATTCCCTCGTCAACGATATTGGCCTTGATTTCCTCGGAGGATTTCACCTTGTCGGAATCAATGGATTCTTGCACAAGTTTGTCCGTGGCCTCCATAAGTGCGGGAGTCCCAAATGCGCTTGCTATACCTACACCCGCCCTTCCTACGCTCATAGCGTTCTTTGTTGCAAGTCTAGGCGCAACCCTTCCGAATGCACGAACACCGAGTTGTCCGGCTTTGCCAATCGGGTTTATTCCATACACGATATTCTCTACGACATCTGTCGCAACATCGGCAGGGACGATTCCCTTTCCCTGCTCAAGGCTTTCCATCGTCCTCGGAGCGAAGAACTTCAAGCCGAGCGCAATGAGCCTATCACTAGTAGTCGCACCCAAGTCCGTACCGCTGAAGATTTGGCGGTTGCGTTCCTTGATGCTTTCTTCTTGGAGCATCTTGTATAGGTCTTCCTTCTGCATCCCTTCCGCTTCTGCGATGTCGGATATTACCTTGTCGTTGACCTCGGAATCCGGCCTAGCCCAAAACTTCGGACTACGCTCGTCAAGGATTTCATCACCTCCGAACTTCGCAAACATCGTCCCGATTTCCGTGCGATACTTCGGGGCTTGAGTCGTAGCCCTAGTCACCTTCTCAATCTCGGTATCCTTCGGCATAGCGGAAGCAACGGCCTTCGTGATGTTGTAGAGTTTCGGGTCGTTGAAAGATGCGTAGAGAATTTTCTTTATTTCCTCATCGTTCTTGTCAACAAGTTTGTCTCCCAGTTGGCTTGCGTAACTACGTTCCATATCGCTAAACGATTCATCGTTTGCGATAAAGTTAAGTTCACGAATTACCTTGTACTTGTATCCCTTCTCCGCCATAGTAACTACCTTTTCCCTTCAGCAAGTTTCTTGGCTTCCTCAAATCCTTTCGGGTCATCAATAGCCCACAAGTATCTTTCCTTCGGGCTTGCGTTGTTGTACTTCGTTATGAGTCCCTGCTTGCGCTCGGATTCCTTCTTGTCTCGGTATTCCTTTGCGAGTCTAGGGTCTTTCGCCTTCTTTATGAGTTCGTTGAACTTGGAGGTTCTTTGGTTTTCGGGTGTGGCTTCGGATACATCGTCAACGAGTTTATTGAAATCTTCCCATTCCTTGATTGTATCAAAGCCGTTTATCATTCGCTTTTCAATTGCGTTTGTTTTCGCATCAACGCTCTCTTTTCCCATAACCTTTTCAAATTCGGTTTCGGTAGGCTCTTCAACCTTTACTTCATCGGATACGCTCACATCGGTTTTACCGCTCGGCTTCTTCTCAACGCTTTCCTTCTGCACATCTTCAACTTCAACACCGAGTTTCTTCAATGTCTTTAGCGCACGATTCATCTTGATACGTGCGATGCGCTTTTCATCCTCGCTTGCGGTTGCGGAATTTGCAGTAATGCTTGCGGTCTCAAGTTCATACATAGCATCGTCAACGGCTTCTTCGTGAACCTTTCCCGCTTCCTCCGCTCCCCTTCGGTTTTCAACTTCTGCAAGTTTCTTTCGGGTTGCGAGTTCTTCTTCACGCATCTTCTGCTCACGCTCTTGCAGTTTCCTCTGCTTGTATGCGTTAAGTGCGGACACATCGCCCGTGTTGATGAACGATTCCTTCGCCACCTCGTATTCCTTGTCACCCCATTCGCTCGGATTCTCCCAGTCTGCGCCTTCCATCATCGCCCTGCGGTTTCCACGTTCAATCGCTTCTTGACCGCCTCGGAGAATGTTGGCGATACCGCTTGCAATCATCTTGTTGCGGGAGTCCTCACGTTCAGCCTTCGCCCTTCCGATGTTAGCCATCGTATTCGCATCAAGCATCAGTCTTGTCGGGTTGTATATCTTCGCCATAGTTCCTCCTTACGACATCATCGCCATCTTCGCTTGTGCAATATTCGAACTTCTGTTCTGCAACAGACCGAGTAGGTCGCTCATGTAGTCCGATTCCTCACCACGTTCACGTTCCATCTCGCCGCCGATAATCCCCATGCGGGTCTTGTAGCCCTGCTCTTGCAAGCCCATCTTGCTCTGCATCTTGTCAATGTAGTCGCTCCACTCGTTGTATGCGCTCTGCCTAGCTTGCTGATACTCTTGGTTGGCTAGTTTCTGCAACTCAAGGCTCTTGTCTGCAACGCCCTGCGCTATAGCACCCGCCGCTCCGCTACCACGACCGAGTCCCGCACCGCTTGCGGAATGCGAGATTGCCTTCTCAATGTCGGAAAGCATAGCATCCTTGTTCTCCGCAACGAAGTCCTCCTTCGTCAGCGGGTTGCCTTCCTCGTCCGTAAACTGGAACTTGTCAAAGTCGTAGATGTATGCGTTCGGGTCGTATTCAGCAAGCATCTGCTGATACTCCGCCTTCATATCGGGAGTCACGAACTTGTCTTGACCTTCCTTGTATCCTTCAAGGAGTTCAAGCATATGCTGATAGTCAGATTTCGTGATGTCCTCAAGTTCAGCAACCTTCTTCTTCTTTTCACGCTCCTTGCGTTCGTCACCGATTAACCTGTCATAGATTCCGAGTCCGAGTTCTGCAAGTCCGCTTAGTATGTCAGCCATATCGCTTCTCCTATTGCAAGATTCCTATCGCACATTCACCCGCAAGCAACGTGCCGTTGAATTCCGTCCCGTCAAGTTTGTTCAATGTATAGCACTTTATAGGGACAATAAAGTTGATATTCTTGAATGCCTTCACCATGAAGATGTTACCTTGTACGCACCAAGCATAAGAATCGGTAACAGTCTTCCCGTAAGAACCTTTCAAGATTTCGGGAAGTTCGTTGTTCGGTGTCCAAGGTGTCAGTTTCTCTATCATTAGAAATCCATCGCCTCCCCGCCAAATTCAATCCCCATCAAGGCGAAAGGACAATCCTCAACGCACGAAATCTCCAACGTGAGGTATCTGCCCCAATCACCGAGGTAGAACATAGTCTCAAAGTCGTATTCACCGATTCTTCCAATCGGCAATTGCTCAATGCTTGAGAAGGTCGCACCATCAAACGAATAGCGGATAGTTATCAATGCGTTCTCCGCCACCGAATTGTTCTGTCCGTTATTCGTGATGATGCGAATAAAGTCACATACAAAGTTCAAGTGGTCGGCATAGATTACGCCGCCTACCCTCTTCCTAATTATCGGCGTCCCATCGTGTTCAGTCCACTTGGAATTGTCCATCACTACACAAGCATCTTGGTCGGCAAATAGAATCTTGCCTTCCTCGTTCATCTGTGCGTAACGATACCTCCAAGCCTTCAGTTCGTTCCTCGTACCGAAGGAAGCCCTCTTGTGCCATTCTTGCGTGAGGAAGTCGTACACGATAGTTACGTTCGCAGTCACGAACGTGAGCGCATAGAATGTGTGGCGGTTCTCCTGCCACATCTGTCCGATTGCATCCTTCTGCTCCGGCAGACTTCCGATAAGTTCCTCAATATCAATCGTACTGATGCGTTCGCTGTCAACGTTCCCGCTATTCATGTAGACACCATTATTGCCCACATCGCTACCGCCTAGCCAACACACAACATCTCCGAGACCGCACAACGAGTTCACCGCCTTGATGCCGATGTTCTTCGCCGCCGTGTCGGGCGACACGAACGGATAGTTCACATCGTTGTTGTACTGGAACACTTGGTAACTGCGAGAACCGAAAGTGAAAAGCCTTGAGCCGTTCGCATACAAGGCCAACGTGTTGTCGGGTTGCCATTCCGAATACGTGACGAATCCGTGGTCATCTGTGGTTGACAGCATGAAGAGGTCGTAGTATTCGGGTTCGCTGATGTCGTACTTCTCAAATGGATACTGATAACTTGTATAGAATGCATCCGTACCCGCATCGTTCACGACAAGGTAACCATAGAGGTACGCACAATGCGTAGGCTCAATAACCTTCGTGTCGGATTTCACCCGATACGGGAGACGGATTACTCCGTGGTCGTTGAATTGTGTCCTTTGGTCTGCCACACGGATTCCCGTGTTCAGCGCATACACATTTATGCCGTCAACGATAATCAAGTGAGGATGTGCGCTTCCGTATCCGCCAGTCTCGCAGAACCGACAAGCACCGCTAGATGTCGCCAGTTTGCCGATGGCGGTTGCGTTTCCTTCCTCAAGGAGGTACAGCGTGTCACCCCACACCCCGTAGGTCTTCGGAACTTCCGGCTCGTTCAGCCCGTTGTAGTTGCGGGATACCTTGAACATACCTCTAGGTTCTCCGCTCGGTTCGCAGAACGTGGAGCATCCGTTGATGCTCCGCATCACCATCGTGAATGCTTGCTCTGTCGCATCCTTCGGCTCAACGAACATATTGACGGCATCCGAAAGACCTACCTTCCGAATGTCGCTCCGCTTGACACCGCCGCAGATGTTAGTGATGAACTTCCTAGCCATACTAACTCCCGAAGATGAAACTTCCGCTCTTCAGCATTCCCATGTCAAAGTTCCGAACACCGACCTCCCTAGTGAGGATTCGGTTGTCCGCATTGTTGGCCTTCAACTGCGCCTCAAGTTTGTTCAGTTCACCGAGTAGTTCGTTGCGCTTCGTGTCGGAAGCCCTCGGCTTGTCAACTGACATCTTGTAGGCCAATGCCCTTGTGAGCAATTCAACGTATACAATCGGGAGATTGATGGTATCGTCAAGACCGAGTTTCATCTCGGTATCGTAGATGAGTTTAACCTTTCGGTTCTGCCAAACAAATCTCGGCTTTAGGTACAAGACGAATTCGTTCTCGCCCTTCGGTTGCCAAGAATAAGTCCAGTCCGGCAACGTGCCATCGTAGAACGATTCAACGGACACGAAGTTCATAGGCATCCAGTCAATCGTGTTTTCAGCCTTGCAGAATGCGGAATTTATTCCCGTGATTCCGTTCGCAACGATTCCGTCAGCACCGCCGATGGTGATTCGCTCTGCGTTGCCGTCAAGTTCAACCTCGCCTCGGTACGCAGTAATCAACTTGTTGTCGGAATATTCACGGAGGATACCGCAGAAACGCTCATATGCATCCTCAACGAGGTCTCCCCTCGCTCCCTGCCTACGATTCGCAAGTGTTGCTCGGCATAGGGCTTCAACGATAAGTTCACGTACACTACTCATTGGGTTTACCTCTTGCTCATAAATTAGTTTTTTGCGATGTGCATACCTTCGTTGCCGGAAAATAATCACGACCGAACAATTCCGCAACGTTGTGCGAAACCTTCAATGACTTTGTATGCCTATCGTTCATACGCATCACCTCGCATACCGCTGAATTGGCGCAATAGAGGCAATACGAATACGCCCTCCCTGCGCTCTCGTCATACGTGTACGGACAAGTTCCTAGAATGACGATTTGGACATTCGCCCTCATCTCGTTCTCAATGTCACGTAGTCCGTCTCTGTCGTTGTACTGGATGAACCGCCGAACCTTCGGAGTCCTTATGATTATGTTTGCGAAGTTCTCCGCATATGTTGCGAGTTCAAGGTTCTCGGAATCGGTGATGCTTCCCGCCGCCTTCCGCTCAAGGAGGTATTGCAACCTCTTGGAAGAAATATGTGATAGTTTTTTAAGAATTGACATTTTTTGACACCTCGTTAATGTGTAAAATAACAAAAAGGACAGATGGAGTCAACCATCCGTCCCTTGACAAGGTGTCAAATCTTGTCAGTTTTTTGTCACTTCACCAAAATGTAGGCGACCGCACGGGGTTCAACGATACCCGCCATGGAGACAATGTCAAAGCGGGTCTTGTTCACCATGGTGGCGAGGTCAACGAGTTTGTTCTTGTGGATGTTCACGCCATCAACAGAACCTTTCTCGTATTCAGCACCTTCGGCATCCAGTCGGTCAAGGGTCTCAAATTCCATTGCGCCCTCGGCACGGATGATACCGCCAAAGTAGTTACCGCTTGCAGGGATTGCAATCTTTGCGGAGTTGAAATCGGTCGTTGCGAGGTCGGCATTGCCTTCCGTGGCGACCTCTCGGCTACCCGTAGCGGAAGAAAGATGCACGGCACGGACAACAACGCTTGCGGAGGTGGCGGAAGAAGCAACGGACACATCGGCGGTTACGACAAATGCATGGAGGCATTCGGTCACATCGCCAACGAGGTCGGTCGCATATACGCCTTCAACCCAAATCGGCATACCCTTCGGAATGGTAAATCCCGTAGCGGCAGCAGAGAACGAGAGTTTGAGGGTCGCAGTCCCATTGGAGTTATCCGTGTAGGCACTAGAGGATGCGAGGGTCGCACCAGTAAGACCAGTCACGCAGTCGGCAGAAATCTTGACCTGCTTGAAGAATCGCTGACTACGATATTCAGCACCATGGAACGTGCCGAGCAGACCGCTCTTGTACATTTCCGGCGCACCCGTGGGGACGAATTGCTGACCATTGGTGGTGAGAATCGCTTCAATCTGCGAGGAGATGAAGCCATAGAGTTTCTCGTTCGTGATGTCGCCAAGGTAGGCAGAAGCCTTGCTCAACGGGGCGAAGCCTTCGCCAACGAAAGCGACACCGCACTTGCCGAGGTCGCCTTCCACCGCCTTACGCACAACGGCGTTGACGAGTTTCTGCGAATTCGGGATAGCGACTTCCTTGTCCCAGTTCAAATCCGTCACGGATTCAATGGCGTTCGTGTTGATGCAGATGTTCCACGGGTCAAGCGACATGGAGACTTCACGTTCGTGGATTTCCATATCCGTAGCCGTGGACGAAACTGCGAGTTGGTTCTGCGGGACACCCGTGTCCGTGATGACGAACTTGTAGGTCTGCCCGTTGCGCTTGCCTTCTAACTGGCCTTTGAAATAAGCCTTTGCGCCGACCTTGAGGTAGCCCGCAATTTCGCTGAAGCGAAGGGCGACAAGTTCGGTAAGGCTGTTAGTCTTGATGGTATTAGCCATATGATTAACCTCTGAAAAAGATTAGTTTGTCTACACCCTCGGATGAGACTTGAGGTAGTTCTCCCAATACGCAGAGTCCTTTCGGATTTCACCGCCGCCATCGGTGTTGGCCTTCGCCTGTCTTCCGGTCGGCTTGATTCCGTCAAGTCCCTTCGGGGATTCCTTACGCACATCCTCAGTGTTGTTAGTTTGTCTTGATGCCTTCTTGCTCTTGACAATCTTGTCCGCAACTCGGCATCGGTTGACGAGCGAATCAAAAGCGACTTCCTTACCATGCCGTGTCTTCTTGCTCAATATTTCATTGAGGAATTGCGGCTTGGTCATCATCACCCGCAGAACGATAGGGCTGATGTCGCAATCGTCAAGGCAACCAAGAATCACCCCATCGGGGTCTTCCTCGTCAAGTTTCTCAACGAATGCGCTACCGCTATTCTTGACCAGTCGGTTGTAGATTTCTCGGTCGGCCTCATCGGGAAAGCATTGCGCCACCCTCCGCTCGTTCTCCGCTAGGTCATCCTCCATCATCACACGTTCACGTTCTTGTAGAAGCCTCTCGGTCTCGTTCTCGTTTGTACGTAACTTGACAATGTCGGACAAGTTGCTGTTGTCTACCTAGAAATCCTCGGAGTCCACGTTACCCAGTTTCTTCTTGAGTTCAGCGTTCTCCGCCTCAAGTTTAGCGATGCTCTTCTCGTAGGCGAGTTTCTGCTTCTTTCGCTTGTCTTTTTCCCTGCGGAAACT